CTGACGGACGAAGAAAAAACGGCACTCGTGCCGTTTTTGCGTAGTTCGAAAAAAACACTTTTGTGTTTTTTTCTTCCAAAACCGTAGGTTTGCCGTGTTGCAAAATAATAATCAATAAAATATTATTTTGTTACTTTTATCATTTGAAGAGGAAAAGGCTGACGGAAAACCTACGGTTTTCCGTATTGAAAAGGGAAAGGTTGACGGAAAACCGTAGGTTTGCCGTGTTTTCCGTAACGAAAAACATTATTATTGTATTATATATTATTTATGTCTGCAGAAGGCGGTATTTTAAATATTGTTGGAATGAATGATTTAAATTTTTTATTAAATGGCAATCCTTCCCAACAAAAAAATGAAGATGATATTATTGAAAATAAAATTTTCACAAAACTTTTCAAAAGACGAACTTATTCCAAATATCGCAATTTTGGTTTGCAAAAATTCCGTATTGATTATGATGGACAAAGAGACCTCAATTTGACATCATCTTCAACATTCGTTTTTAAAATATCAAGATATGCCGATTTATTATCAAATGCATTCTTATCTTTTACTTTGCCAGATATTTGGTCTCCCATATTACCACCCGACAACATTGATGGGTTGGAAGGCAATGCATTGTCATCAAATGTTCAAAAATGGCGTGGTTATGAATTTAAATGGATTGATTACATTGGAGCAATGCTTATTAAAAAAATATCCATAACTTGTGGGTCTTATACTTTGCAAAGTTATGATGGCGATTATATTCATTGTTTCGCACAAAAAAATTTGGACGAAACACAAAGGAAAAAATTCGAAAATATGATTGGACACGTTCCAGAATTAAATGACCCATCGATTAATGGATGTTATCCAAATGCCTTTTATACATCCAATGTATTAGGGGCAGAACCATCCATCCGTGGCAGACAATTATTAATACCATTATTTGCTTGGTTTTCCTTGGATTATCATAATGCATTTCCATTGTGTGCAATCAATACTGGTTTGGATTTAAAAATAACAATAGAATTGAGACCCATTTGCGAATTGTTTCGTATTCGTGATGTAACAGATGAAGTGTTCCAATTTCCATATATTGCACCGGATTTTAATGTTCCGCAATTTCAAATGTATCATTTTTTGCAAACACCACCAGAGGCAGACCTTTCCTACAATTCCTATCAAAATAAAACAAATACTTGGAATGCAAATATTCATTTAATGTGTGAATATGTGTTTTTAGATGAATATGACAGAAATTGGATGGCAAGAAATAATTTGGTTTATTTAATAAAAGACCCTTATAGAAGTGATTATAAAAATATTTCACAATCAAATAGATTAAATGTTATAACATCAGGAATGGTTTCCTCTTACACGTTTTATTTGCAAAGAAATGATGTATTTAAACGCAATGAATGGACAAATTATACGAATTATCCGTATAAAGATAAACCATTAATGCTTCAATTCGCACCAACTATTGCAAATATACCTCGACTTGGGAATGTTGGTCCATATTACAACAATCAATATCCTACAGGAATTTATATAACAGGAGAATTTAATGCAGATAATCAATGGGAAATCTTGCGGACATTTTCGCCCGTCATTGATGGCAAATATAGGGAGAAAGAAGTTTTAAGTATTTTGTATAGGGATTTGGAGGCATTTATTAAAAATGTTGGATGTTCTCAAAAGGGTTTGTATTTTTATAGTTTTGCAACCAATGAAAACAATTTTTTGTATCAACCAACTGGGGCATTTAATACTTCTTATTATGAACGGATTGAAATGGAAATAACAACCATACCACCTCCCATTGACCAACAAAATTCATTTGTGGCAACTGTTTGCGATGAAAATGGGATTTTTCAAGGAACAAGAAAAGAAAATTGGAGATTAAATGAATATTCATTTGATTTGGTTTTGTTTGAAGAAAGATATAATGTTGTTTCATTTCAAGGAGGCAGTTGCGGATTGCTTTACCAGCGTTAGGGGGAAAACCTTGGTTGAGACCTTTAACCCCCATCCTTTCTTTACAAAATAATAAATGTTAGGGTGAAACCAAGGTTTCCCCCTTTAACCCCCATCCTTTAACAAAGTATTTAATTTAATATTGCAAAATAATAATAATCAAGATATTATTTTGGAGGGGAAACCAAGGTTTCCCCCTCCGACCCCCATCCTTTAACAAAATAATTAATGTTGCAAAATAATAATTAATAAAATATTATTTTGTTAAGTTTTGTCGTCCGCCGAAGGCGGATTTGATAATTGTTTGGTAATAAAATGTTGCAAAATAATAATTGTTTGGTAATAAAATGTTGCAAAATAATAATTGTTTGGTAATAAAATGTTGCAAAATAATAATTAATCATTATTATTTTGTTAATGGACGATTGTTAATGGTAATGCCTCCTATTTATTATATACAATAAATCCCACCAAAAAACAAACAACCATAAACGACACCAATTGATTATTTGACTTCATAAAACTTGCCTTCTGTATTGGCAATGGTCGATTATATTTTGCAAACTCATCCATAAATTGTCTAAACGAAATTGTTGGTTTTGACAACTTAATATTTATTTTGTTATGAATATAGTGTGTCCATTGTAGCAAAGAATTACGATTATCTAAATAAGGCGTCAAAGGATAATGTTCTAAAAGTGTTGCAAAATAATTACCAATTTCACTATTTGGCAAAAAAATAGGTAAATTATAAAAAAAGTCATAATATTTTTTTTTCATAACATCATTAGGATGGTCAGGATATGTCATTGCAATACTATGTATGACATACCAATAATGCCTTCCCCAAACTTCCGGATAAAAAATAACCATTGATGTTATAATATTACTTTATTTTTAGCAAAAATTGATGAAACATTATTGCCATCATTCACAAATGTAATTTTTCATATGCTTCAATTAATTCTTTCATTTGTTGTTTTTCGTAATCTTGTTCCATAATCATAACCACTTCAATATTTTCAAACTTTTTTGCAATTCGATAAGACATTTTATGTCTTTCTGGAAAATAAACAAATCGATAATTTGATATATTTTTGCGATAAAATGTATGGCAAGTTTCAATGAAAATCGGGTCAGTTCTGTCAATATTTGCTTCATTGATTATCTTTCCCTTTTTATTATAATAATTTTGCAATAGAATTGCCGGAAAATCTTCCGTAATATTATTTTTCAACACAATTTGCATCATTTTTTCGTTTTTTGATAATTTAATCATTTTCTTATGTTCTCGAAAATGTTTTAAAGTATTTCAATTTTTTTTTGCAAAAATTATTGCCACAAAAATTCCTAAATTCCTATTCCTAAATATTGCAAATTAAAATGGTGCTAAATCTGTGAAAACGGGAACATCCATTTCATCCACATAACCACTTTTGCCATCTGTCCAAATATTTAAAAACTCATTAATTTGTTTTTGAAAATGAAAATATAAAAACTCAACCGCAAATGAAGAAACAAACACAAAAACAATATCACGAAAGATTTGTTTCATTGTTTTCTTTTCGTGTGGTGCATCTAAATATCTAATTTCTGCTAACTTTACCAATAAAAAAACAAATGCAATAACAAAAGAAACAATAATATATTTCTCCATACAATATTTGTTAAATTTTTTTTGTTTTTGAGTCGCAGTTTTGGTTTCCACTTTGTTGCAAATTTTAATTGCATTAATTATTCTTTTGTAATATCAACAAATAATATCAATGACCAATAATTACCAAATATTTTCTGCAAAATTATAGCAAAATATTATATCATATTATATATTGCGATGCGTTTAGAAATTATTTTATTTGCAATAACTGCATTAATACTTCACAACATTTATACAGAAGGCAAAACCATTCGAATGGCAATGAAATACAAAAAATATTATCATATGGTTGGTGTTGTTTGTTTTGCCTTTTTTTTGTATTATTTATTCAAACATAATCCAAAGAAGGTTGAAGATATTGTTATGTCGTCGCAAGATTATATGAAATATTTGCCGATTGATACACACACTTCATCCATTTTAAATCCTATTTTGGATTTCACAAAAAAGAACCAATATTTTCGCAATTGGACGACTGCAGAAGATAGTAATTTAATACCACTTGGAGAACTGCAACAAAATACAACCCAACAAAATACAACTTTGCCAATTGCTACTCCACAACCAACAATTGTAAAAAGAGGAACAACCGGAGGAACAACCGAAGAAATAAAGAAAACAAAAAGGTCGGTCAGTGAAACAAAAAAAAAATGGGTTGCTTCGAGACAACATTGGAAGTGCGATGAATGCAATAAAATGCTTCCTGCTTGGTTCGAAGTCGATCATATTACAAGATTAGAACACGGCGGGTCAAATCATGTTGATAATTTGAGAGCATTATGTCGAGATTGCCACGGCAGAAAAACATCTATGGAAAATCTTTGATACGGCAAACACGGAAAACCTACGGCACGGCAAACCTACGGTTTTGGAAAAAAAAAACACAAAAGTGTTTTTTTCGAACTACGCAAAAACGGCACGAGTGCCGTTTTTTCTCCGTCCGTCAGCCTTTCCCTTT